CCAATCAGAAGGCTGCAGGTCTGAAGACTAGAGACCAAGCAAAGACTTTTATCTATGCTTTAATCTATGGTGCAGGTCCTGACAAGATAGGTCAGATAGTTGGTGGTGGTAAGACTGAAGGTAAGACAATCATTAATAAATTTATGTCCAACATGCCTGCCTTGAAGACCTTGCGTGATAAGGTTGACAGGGTTGCAAAGACAGGACTCATTAGAGGTATTGATGGTAGACTACTAAAGGTCAGACAGTTTCATGCATCAATGAACCTACTCTTACAAGGAGCAGGTGCAATCATTTGTAAGGAATGGCTACGACAAATAACTTTAAAGGTGCAACAGGCTTACGACTACAAGCTTGTTGCATCTATACATGACGAATACCAATTTGAAGTTCGTAGAGACCAAGCTGAAAGGTTTGGTAATCTAACTCAGCAGGCAATGAAACTTGCAGAGAAAGAACTGAATGTTCAATGTCCACTAGATAGTGAATATAAAATAGGAAAAAATTGGTATGAAACACATTAATGGGTTGACTTATATTTTTAGATATAGTATAATTCGTTATAATTTAACAAGCAACTAAGATTGCACTAACAAACTAAGGAGAAAGACATATGCCAGTATTAAGTGGTAAAGCCTATTGGGCATCTATTTCAAACCCAAACACTACATTTGAACCTGTTTGGAGTATTGACTTAGCTTTAGATGGAGCTAATAAAAAGAAAGCAATAGACTCAGGTCTTGCAGTAAAGAATAAAGATGATGAGAGAGGAGACTTTGTTACCTTAAAAAGAAAAGTAACTTCTAAGAATGGTAATCAAAATAATCCACCATCTTTAAAAGACTCTCAAAAGAGAGACATCAAGGGAACATTAGTTGGAAATGGTTCTGATGTTAATGTCCTTTATAAAACTTATGAATGGAGTTATGCAGGAAAGAAGGGTATTGGAGCAGACCTTCAAGCAGTCCAAGTTATTAATCTTGTAGAGTATTCAGAAGGTGAAGACTTTGATGTTGTGCCTGATGGATATCAGTCAGGAGATGACTTAGACGATTCCAAGGATATTCCTTTCTAAATAAGCTTAATGCTGAAGTGGGTTGTGGTTGGTGGGAAAATTTTATAAAGGAATATTATTATGAGTAAAAAGGTAGAGACCTTAGTCCAAGATATTTATAGGACTATTGATGAAGGTTTGGACAAAAGAAAAACTGATAAAGCTTTTCTTGAAACCTTCAGCAAGAATGTTATGGAATCTATTGAGAAGTTTCTATTTGAGAAGAGAGAAGACGTAACCACGTTAAGGCTCTCTCAAATAGGAAGACCTGATAGACAGCTATGGTATGATATCAAGTCAGATATTAAACCAAAGAAACTTGATGCCAAAACTAGAATAAAGTTTTTGTATGGAGAAATCCTTGAGTCTCTTGTTATACTTCTTGCAGAAGCTTCAGGACATGATGTGTCTGAAATGCAGAAGATGGAAGAGATAGAAGGTGTCAAGGGTCATAAGGACTGTAGAATAGATGGTACTCTTGTAGATATAAAGAGTGCTTCTTCCTATAGCTTTAAGAAGTTTAAGGATGGTTCTCTTGTAACCAATGACCCTTTTGGTTATATCTCTCAGATAAGTGCCTATGCAGAGAGTGCAGGTGATGACTCAGCAGGTTTTCTTGCAATAGATAAATCGACAGGTGAACTTACTTACTTACCTGTAGAAAGTATCCATATGATAAATGCTTCTGATAGAGTTAAACATCTAAAGGAAGTTGTGAAGTCTTCTACTCCACCTCAGAAATGTTTTCCTGATGAACCTGATGGCAAGTCAGGTAATAAAAAACTTGCACTAGGTTGCGTATTCTGTGGATACAAGGAACATTGTTGGTCTGATGCTAATGGTGGCAAAGGTCTAAGAAAGTTTAAGTATTCCACAGGAGTACGTTATCTTACACAGGTTAGTAAGACACCTGATGTAGAAGAAATTACAAATGCCAAAACCTAAATTTCGTTCTAATTCTGAATACAATACCTATTGCTTCCTAAAAGAAAATAAGGTATCATTCAAATACGAAAAGCTTACCATCAATTATGAGTGGTTAGAATCCAAGAAGTATATTCCTGACTTTGTATTAAGTAATGGGATTATCCTAGAGGTAAAAGGAAGGTTCGTACTAGAGGACAGAAAGAAACATCTGTTTGTAAGAAAGCAGTGTCCTCAGTATGACATTCGTTTTGTCTTTGATAATCCTAACAGGAAGCTATACAAAAATGGAAAGATGACTTATGCAACATGGTGTGAGAAACATGGGTTTAAGTATTGTAAAGCAAGTAGTGGGATACCAAAAGATTGGATAACAAAGTAAAAACAAATCTTAGTTTTGTTGTTGAGGAAGATGTCTTTACAGAAAGGACTACTCCTGAACAGACAATGTATATGTGTGTCATACTACAGGCATTACTAGATGCAACAAAGCCTAGTTATAAAGGTGAACCTGAAACATCTATACTTGAAAGAGACAGGGCAAAGGCATGGTTCTTTGCATCTGTAGGTGTTACCTCAGAAGACTTTAAGATGGTATGTGACTATGCAAACATTGACCATAATTATATGAGAGAGTTTGCATTTAAAGTTTTAGAATCAGGTGAAGTAGAATATACAAGAAAAAGAATCAACGCAGTGTTAGGACATTAAAATGAAAAGTAACTTACTACCAACAGACTATCAAAACTTTATTGCTTTATCTCGCTATGCAAGATGGAAGGAAGACGAACAAAGAAGAGAGACTTGGACAGAGACTGTCTCAAGATACTTTGACTACATGCAGGGATTGCATAGTAAAACTTTAACAGATTCTCTTAGAAAGAAACTAGAAGAAAAGATACTAGGTTTAGAAGTTATGCCTTCTATGAGGGCATTGATGACTGCAGGACCTGCTCTTCAGAATTGTAATGTAACTAGCTACAACTGTAGTTACATACCTGTAGACTCACCTAGAGCCTTTGACGAGTGTATGTATATTCTTATGTGTGGTACAGGTGTAGGCTTTTCTGTTGAACGTGATAATGTTGAGAAGCTTCCTATTGTTAATGAACACTTTGAAAAAAGTAACACAGTCATACTTGTTTCTGACTCTCGTTCAGGTTGGGCAAGAGCATTAAGAGAGTTAATATCTTTATTGTATGCAGGACAAATACCTACTCTTAATGTATCTGCAGTAAGACCTTCAGGTGCAAAGTTAAAGACTATGGGTGGTAGGGCATCAGGACCTGCACCTTTACTAGACTTATATAATTTTTGTGTTGGTATATTTAAAGGTGCAAAAGGTAGAAAACTATATCCTATTGAATGCCATGACATTATGTGTAAGATAGGTGAGGTTGTTGTTGTAGGTGGTGTAAGACGTTCTGCTCTTATATCTTTGTCTAATTTAAATGATGACCAAATGAGACATGCTAAGTCAGGTAAGTGGTGGGATACTGAAAGTCAAAGGTCACTAGCTAACAACTCTGTTGCATATAAAAACAAGCCTGAGATAGGAACATTTATGAGAGAGTGGTTGTCTTTATATGAATCTCACTCAGGTGAAAGAGGTATATTTAATAGACAGGCAGCCATCAACAAGGTAGAAGAAAATCACAGAAGAAACCCTGACCACGAGTTTGGTTGCAATCCTTGTAGTGAAATCATTCTTAGACCTTATCAGTTCTGTAACCTAACTGAAGTTGTATGCAGAGTTACTGATACACTAGATACTTTAAAACAAAAGATAGAAGTTGCTACTATACTAGGTACATTTCAGTCAACACTTACTAACTTTAAATACCTGCGTAAAATATGGAAGCAAAACACAGAAGAAGAAAGACTGTTAGGAGTTTCTCTTACAGGTATTCTTGACTGTCCTATCCTTTCACCTGACAATGGTGCATTAGAAGGAACTTTAGAAGAGCTTAGAGAAGTTGCAGTACAAACAAATAAAAAGTATGCCAAGATATTAGGTATACCTCAATCAACTGCAATTACATGTGTTAAGCCTAGTGGTACAGTCAGTCAGCTAGTTGACAGTTCATCAGGTATTCATGCAAGACATAGTGAATACTACATAAGAACTGTAAGAGCAGGTAACACAGACCCACTCACACAGTTTATGAAAGATGCAGGCATTCCTGCAGAACCTTGTGTTATAAAGCCTGACACGACTACAGTGTTTAGCTTTCCTACTAAGTCTCCTAAAGGTGCAGTAACTAGAACTGCAATGACTGCTATTGAACAACTAGAGTATTGGTTAATCTTTCAGAGACATTGGTGTGAGCATAAACCTTCTGTGACTATATCTGTTAAGAAAGATGAGTGGATGGAAGTAGGTGCATGGGTATATAAAAACTTTGATGAGGTATCAGGCATTTCCTTTCTTCCTTTTGATGAGCATGTATACCAACAAGCACCTTACCAAGATGTAGAAAAAGAAGAATACTTAGAGTTAAAAAATATAATGCCTAAGTCTATTGATTGGTCTAAGTTAGCAGAGTACGAAAAGGAAGATACAACTACAGGTAGTAAAGAGTTTGCCTGTACTGCAGACTCTTGTGAGATTGTGGATATACAATGATGGGAAATGAACTTGATTGGTGGCAGTGGTGGTTGTTAATTGCAATCACCATTAACACTGTTATAAACTCAATAGTATTTTTTAAGGGAAGAAAGGTATTTAAGAAAAACAATGTCAACACTAATAGCTAACTTACCTTCAAACAAAGTATGGGTAAGAAAAGAATATCTAAGAGATTTCAAGGATGGTCATGGAGAATTTGTAGAAGGTAATTGGGTGACTGCCAAGTCAATTCCTGGAAGAGCCTTCTACTTTGAAACATATCTTCCTAAGTATGGTGCATTGTTTGACAAGCTTCCTATCTCTGCCTTCTTGTCTGAGCCTAAGTTACCTAACCCTGACATGCCACTTAACAATTTACAGTTTTGGAATTGCATGGACTATGGTGTGGTCAACATACATAAACAGTTTATCTCCACAATGGACTACGAAATTTTAACACATGATTTTGGAACTGTCAAGGGATTTTATGTTTGCACTCTTGACAACTACCATCCTTTTGCAGCTGAGGTAGATTAC